TTTTTTTTTTTTTTTTTTTTTTTTTTTTTTTTTTTTTTTTTTTTTTTTTTTTATAAAGAACAAACACCACACCGAGGAAAAAACACCCCCCCATTACACAATGACACAACGGAACAATGGAACATTGTCACACCGGAACATGTGAACAATATAACAAATTGTTACACACGTAACGCGTCCATGTTCAGAAAATAATAATACACCGACACACGGATTAACCATGCGCCGGTGTGTATTACTTTTTAGATTTTGCCGGTTTCGCATCATTATCCGCGATGCGTTCCTCCGCCAATAACAATGCCATCACCTCCGCACGTTGCTCCGGCGACATTTTGGCGATACGTTTAACGGTGTTTTCCGGTGTGGCAACCGCACCACCCGTTGCACGTGGTTTGTTCAACATATCCGCCACGTTAATGGTATCCGTTGCCGGGACGTTGCCCGCAATGCGGTATTCCGATTGCACCATGATGACCAATGATTTACGCGCCAATTCGTGCAATTGTTCATCGGTTACACCGTCCATGTTGAATGTTGCGATCGTTGTGTGCGCATCGCCGCCCGCGCATATCCGTGTTTTAAATTTTGTTTCCATGATATGTCCACCAATTGTATGCAACCCATTGTTGCGCCCGTTATACATGCAAACACCGTGCCATTAGATGCGCATAATAAAATCAATATGTTACGTGTCCCGCATTCATTTAGGGTGACAATTTTTGTCACAATGTGACCAAATTTTTGTCACTGTGTCATTTTCGCCACATGTTGCATATTTACCACAGTTCGGTGCGCCCGCCACAAATTTATCCATGCCCGTTGCAAAAACACCATAGCCCCCCCTTTTACATCCCTATCCGGGGGGTCGGGCTATTTTTTACCAGAAATGATTTTCAAACCTTTATAGAGGAGTAGTAACTACGCCTATGGTTGCAATATTTGCGGCGGCAGTATTGACATGGCCTTCGTCCGGTGGTAGCATCGGGTTAGTTACTTGGAGGTCGTTGTGAAACTTTCTACGCATAAACAGCCGGATGCACAGGCCATTTTTAAGGGCGGCCTGGAAGCACATACGCAGGCGCTGGCCACCCTTTATCGTGCCACACTGAATGCGAAGTATAGTATTGACCCCGAGCAGATTCGGCAGCAAGTTGAACAGCGAGGAAAAAATGCCAGCGGCGTTCGATAAGATGGTTAAAGCGGGCGGAAAGGTTCACACCGTGACCGGGCCTAGTAAGCAGTTTGGCTTGAAGGCGGGAGAGTACATGCATGTAGCTTTTATGAATGGCAACATGGAGCGCGGCAATGTTAAGAAGAAGAATGTACTAGTCTCTGCAATGGATAAGTCTGGGAAGTGCTGCAATGGATAGCGCCGCAGTCCCACTTCCTAGTATTAACCTTCCAAGGCCTGGGCAGACTTGGGAGTTGAAGAAGCTTTCACAGAAGCATAAGAATATTATCGCACTACACGTTCAGTGTATGAAGCGAGAAGATATTGGAAAGATTGCTGGATGCACGCCAGAGTATGTTAGTATGGTCGTAGCGCAGCCGTTGGCTAAGGCATATTTAAGAGACCTTGAGAAGTACATGGACTCGCGGCTGGAGGCACTGTATGGCAGAAGCGTTGATGTTATACAAGACGGTCTTGATGGCGCAGCAACAGAGACACAGTTAAAAGCCGCAAGGTTACAACTCGAAGTTACTGGAAAACTTAAAGGCGATAAAGACGGTGCGCAGTCTGCGGAAGATGTTGTCGCTGCGCTTCTCAAACATGCGGCTGGCGGTGTAGTCGCCATTGGCGGCAATGTTCAGGTCAATGTAGATTCTAGACCGTAACAAATTGTTATAAACTTGGAGGCAATATGGCAGCAGCTACATCAGTAAAAGTAACACAGGTTAAGAATCAATATCTACAGCGCTACGCCGAATTCACGGCAGCTGCGAATGCGCTAGATAACTCTGGTTCCCAAGATGTGTTTAGTCTAGACGTCGCCGGCCTTGTTAGGATTGCTATTCATATTACCGTAGCTACAAATGCCCTGGCAGCATTTGCTATTAAGGGCCTTGTTTCCGAGGCAGATACTACATACGTAACTCTGAAAAGTACCGCTGGGCAGTTCACAAGCCCCTCTGGGATTCTTATTGATACCAGTGGCGACCTAACAGCGCAGGCTGTTGGAGAGGGCTGGTTTGTTCTAAATGTCGCAGGCTTTGCAAAGATTAAAATTTTTGCCAACTCGGCAGGCGCTAGTAGCACCATTGCGCTAAAGGGTAGTGGAGTATAATAATGCGCAACGCGCTAACGCAACTACTACTAGACAATCGAAGCCGCCCAGTTCCTGGGTTAGTACTTCCATTCGCTGATGCAGGCGCCGGAACAGTGACCCTAACCCCAGAGCGCGGCCTTGGTGCTGCTTCATTTACGCGGGCTACAACGGCGTGGACAAGACTTTCAAATGGTCTACTTGGCTCTGTAGCATCTGGGGCAGCCCGTAGCTGGTATCTTCCAGATGGTACATATGGCGGGTATATGTGCGAGGCCGCAGCAACGCAGATTATTCTTGACCCAAGGGACATGACGACGGCTAACTGGACGCTAGGCGCTACCATGACTCGCGCGCATACGTCAACGGGAGCAGATGGTACAGTAAACTCAGCAACGCGCCTGACTGGCGGGGCAGTATCTGCAACTAACACAATCCTACAAACAGTTGCTGCGGCAGCTACATCAAGAACATATTCATGTTATGTCAAACGGGTTACTGGTACAGGTACTATAACCTTGAAGCAAGGCACTGCAACACTGGATATAACGGCACTCATAAACAGTTCAACCTATACCCTGGTGCAACTTAACGATAATGAGCTAAATGTAGCGTGCGGTCTACAGATTACAACCAACGGCGATGCTATAGACGTAGATTTTAATCAGTTTGAGGCTGGTGAAATATCGACTAGTCCAATTCCGGCAGCAGGCACTCGGAACGCAGACGTACTTTCGTACCCCTTTACTGGAAACGTTTTATCAACTATTGGTACTGCATACGCTGAAATATACGGCTCTTGGAAGTCACCGTCCTCGTATATTCTTATCTCCACCGGAACGGGGCAAAAGTATATGGGGCGGGCTGGAAATACTACATCATGTACGATATACGATGGTACTACAACTGTAACAAAGTCAGGACTAACTGACACCTCTACAGCGATACGCAGACGGGCTACTTCGTGGGGGTCTTCTGGATTGTTTGTCACTGGCGATGGAGCATCTCTAGCCTCAGGCTCATTTGATGGTACAATGTCTGTTGTAGGTGCTTTAGGTATCGGCGGCGCCGGTGATGCTGGTAACTTTTCTGGTACAATTAAAAATGTACAAATCTGGCAAGTTCAACTAACTGATGGGGCATTACAAGCCTTAACCGCATAATGAGTACTCCAGAGCGCTTTGTCATAGAGTCTCTTTTCCATGTTGTAGATATGGAGAAACAAGACGTTGAGTTTCGGCTAAACTCAGCACAGGCTATTATTGACAGTAACTTTTCTCGTCGAATGATTATACCTAAGGCCCGTCGGCGCGGTGTTAGTACATACTTCTTAGCCCGAAGCGCTGTTCGCTGCATGGGAATTAAGAATACAAACGCTGTCGTTATCTCCCACGAGGCGAAGGCCACTGAGCGTATGCTTGGAAAGGTGAAGTACTTCCTCGAAACAATGAAGGGGCCTAAGCCACTCATTAAAAATAGCAGTAAGGATGAGATAACTTTTCCAAAGACTAATTCAACATTCTACATAGGAACTGCCGGAAGCCGCAGCTTTGGCCGTGGTGATGGAATAACTGACCTTCACTGCTCCGAGGTTGCGTACTGGCCGAATGTAAAGGATACGATGGTCGGCCTTCTTCAGGCAGTTTCTAAGAAGTCTGGAAATATCAGTATTGAGTCTACTGGAAATGGCGCAGGTAACTGGTATCATTCCCAGTGTATTCGTGCAGCGAAGATGCAGTCGTCTTTTCAACTCTGCTTCCTACCCTGGCAAGAAGACCCAGACTATAAAACTCTAATGTCTCCTGAAGCCTGCATTGAGTTTATGCGGCATCTTCGAGACGATATTGAGGAGTCGGAGCTGGTAAAAGCCTATGGTGTGAACGCTATGCAGTTAGCATGGCGTCGGCAGGTGCTGGAGGACGAACTTGATGGAGACCTATATTCTTGGAATAAGGAATATCCTAGTTGCCTCGACGACTGCTTTCAGGCGGCCGGTGGTGGCATCTTTCGCAATGTTAACTATGTAGAATCTCTTCAATGGATTCAGCGGGACAGAAACACCTGGGCACTTAACAATCATCCACAGCCGCAGTTGCACTACATAATTGGCGGAGACGTTGGCGCCGGTGTAGGGCAGGATGCGTCTGTCGCGGAGATATTCTGTCTTGAAACACAGGAGCAGGTCGCAGAGTATATCAATGATAAGATTGAGCCAGACGTCTTTGGAGAAAAACTAGCACAGCTTGGATACCAGTACAATGAGGCATTCATCGGGTGCGAGTCTAATAACCACGGTATCCTGACCGTGAAGACCCTCGCAGAGTACGACCACGCCAAGAGCGCCCCACGATACCCAAGCGCGAAAATCTACCGAACCCCAAGCGCCGCCAGCAAGGCGGCCAAGGACGCCATCAAGTCCGTTGCAAGCCTGGGCGTCAGGACGACCTCCCGCAGCAAGCCTTTCATCATCGGCACTCTGCGCAAGAAGTTGGCAGGCAGTGTTATTATTCATAGTGTTATTCTGAAGAATGAACTTAGTACTTTTGTAGAAAATGAGTCTGGGCAGCTTGGGGCAGCTATTGGCTGCCATGATGATACAGTTATGGCAACTGGAATGGTGTTCTTTGTTGAGTCTCGCGGTGCTATGACATTACTAGAGGCCCCAATTACGCCGCAAGAAGTTAAAGATGTATTCTCTTTTGAAACTATTCTTGAAGAACTAACCCAGGGCAGGACTCATAGTACCTTTCCCAAGTATTTAACTGAGTATTTATAGGAGTTTGTTATGAGTATAAGAGGTTATATTGGCGGTGCTCCTGATGTTACTTGGTGGCTTGACCAGATTCGTAATGGAATTGAGTATAGAAAGGAATGCACACATCAGTCTGAGTGGGCAAAGTGGCGGAAGTGGTATCGAAATGACTGGCCTAAGGGTGTTCTTCCGGTAAATTTATTCTTTCGTATGCTTAGAACAACTGTGCCTAGGATTTATTTTAGAAATCCAGCTATCTCCGTACTTGCAACTAAGACCGGCGTTGACCAAGCAGTCTTTGCGCAGCTTATTGAGCGCGTAGATAATAAACTAGTCCGCTCGATGGATATGAAGAACCAGATGAAGCGCATTATTCATAATACCTGGATGTTTGGTACTGGTGCTGGGAAGCTTGGCTGGGGAGCTGAGTTCACACCAACACCTGAGCAGTTTGATACTAGTGCACCCGAGCAATTTCAGGCAGATATTCGTAGAAAGATTGAGTATAACTCAAATGTACAGGCTAATATGCCTTGGTTTATGTCTGTACATACCGGTAGTTTAATAGTTCCAAAGGGCTTAATGCAGTTCTCTGGAACACCGTGGGTAGCTATGTGGATTCGTCGAGCAGTGGATGATGTGCAGGCTGACCCAAGGTTTAAGAATGTTAAGAATATTCACTCAACTGCCGGGCAGGGAAATGGTATTCCTACACATGCTACAAGTACTAGCGAGGGTCTGAAAGATGAGATTGACCTAGTTGAAATTCGAGATATGAGAACTGGTAAGGTTATTGTTCTTGCACCCTACGCATCAGACCGGGTTCTATTCTTCGGCGATGATGAGTTACAGAATAATAGTCGGCCTAATATTTATCCGGTCGTCTTTAATCCTGACGATGAGCAGTTCTGGGGTGTGCCAGACTCAGTAATTCTTGAACCGCAGCAGTTAGAGTTGAATGAGATTAGAACGCTGGAGATGAAGCATAGGCGTATTTCTCTTGTTAAAATCTTATACAAGAAGGGTGCACTGCAGCCTAGTCAAGTTGAGCAGTTACTGTCCGGTGATGTTGGGGCGGGTATTCAGATAGATGGTGAACTTTCTGATTTAGAGGTTATGGAAACCGGCCACGTTCCTCAGAGTCTGTATAGTGCAAGTGCTGAGGTTCAAGCAGACGTTCGAGATGGTATGGGCTTTAGTCGTAATCAATCTGGAGAATATTCTGCTCAGAAATCTCATAACGCTCCAACAGCTGTTGAGGCTCGTATTGTGCAGGCCGCTAGCGAGATTCGTGTTGATGAGCGGAAGGATGCATTAGCTGATGTCCTGGTAGCCGTCTTTGAGGATGCTAATGAACTATGCTTCAGCAAATGGACAGATGACCAAGTTGCTCAAGTTATGGGGCCTGATGCTATTCCAGTGTGGGTTGCCTTTAAGCCTGCTATGCTTCGGGCGGCAAAGTATGAACTAAACATTGAGCCTGATAGCACGCTGCCAGAGACTCAAGATATGAGAGAGTCTAAAGCTGTTAATATGTATAACATTCTTAAGCAGAACCCACTCATAGACCCACAACTCCTGACGCAGTATTTGCTTCGAGAAATGCATGGAGTTGACTATGACCATATGATTAAGAGCGCTCAGCAAATGCAGCAGCAAGTTGCAGCAAATGCAGCAGCTGGGGTTCCTGGAGCTACGCCAGAAACTCCTATAGGGCCTGGGCAGTATATGCAGATGCTAGCAAATGGCGGAAAATAATTCTTTTGGATATTGACTTAAAATTCAGGCGGGGTTATCATTAGTTAATCGTAACAATTTGTTATATAGGTGACATATGCGGTGGATTCAGATTGATGGTAAGTTAGTTCCAGCGGCTGAAGCTGAGGAAATTCTTGCGCTGAAACGTGAACCAAAAAGTGCCGCCGTACACATCTTTCATGAGGGTGTATATGAACATATAGATAAAGAACCAATCTATGTTCATAGCAAGAAGCAGCTTCGAGAAGAAACTAGGTCTCGGGGTCTTACATCAGACTACGCGGAGTAGATAATGGCTAATCCAAAGATTCATATTGAGGTTACAGATTCTGGTTTTGATATTAAACTTGAGAACTGGGAGTCCGTAACTAATGTTATGCTTGAGCGCGCGCATTATGCAGTAGTTAAGAAGTTCCAGGTATCTCGAGCTCAGAAACTCGGAGCTGTGCATAAGGTAAAGATGGACGCTGAGCGCTTGGCAGCAGAAGAACAGCAAAAACTTTTACAACAGAAGGAGTTAGAAAATGCTTTATCGTAAACTGGGTGTGTTTCAAGATGAAGTAGCGGACAATGATGGAGCTGGCGGTGCGGCAAAGCCCGCAGTTCCTGCGGCAGATGAACAGATTGCACTGCTTACGAAGAGCGTTGGAATGATTGCTGAGGGTCTTAGCCGTCTTGAGGGTAATCAAAATAGTATCGTAGAGACCCTTGCAAAGATTACTCAGCAGTCTCCGAAAGAAGTTAAGCAAGAGTTGAAAGAATTTGGTGCTGATGTAGACCTGGAAAACATGAACCGGAAGGACTATGCGCAGTTTATTATGCAGCATACGGCAGCCGCTCTGAAGACTGAGATGGATAAGCTTCTCGGAGATGTTGACAGCAAAGTTACAAACCTTGCAAATAGTTTTGAGGCAAAGAATGCCACAGAGCAGATTGCAAAGGCTGCGGAGAACAATGCTGACTTCTGGGAATGGTCTGGAGAGATTAAGAAAATTCTGCAAGAAAATCCTACCCTTTCTGTAACTCGTGCATATAAAATAGCGAAAGAAGAAAGTCCCACGAAGGCGCAAGAGCTGGATAAAAAATATAATAAGCCTATAGCATCAAAGGCTACTGACTTTTTCTCTCTTCTACCACAGAGTCACGTTGGCGGAAAGGAAACTCCTGGAAAGATGACTCGCCAGGATGCGGCACTAAAAGCATTTGACAAGGTTATGGGTGATTTGGGTAATGTTGTATCGAATAGCGACTTCAAACTCGCATAACTTAACAGATTGGAGAAATCATGGCAGGTCCTACAACCCTCTCAGAAGTTCTAGATAACCTCTATACTTCTACGTGGCAAAACATGAAGGGCACGGTCAGCGACCAAGTATTTAATGCGCTGCCGTTCTACTTCTGGCTGAAAGAAAAAGGTAAGATGGAGTCTGTAGAGGGTGGTCGTTTCCTAACGGAACCTCTGCAGTATGATAAGTCGGATAGTGTGAAGTGGATTGGGCGCGGCGGTACTGCCTCCATGAATGACTTTCAGTTCCTGACTGTCGCTAAGTATGACTGGCGCTACCTCGTTGGTAGTATCGTCCGCTTTGGTGTAGATGACCAGCAAAATCGTGGCAAGAATGAGATTATCTCTTTGATGAATAGTAAGATGGAGAACGTTCAGAATGCCTTGATTACTGAGTTGGAAACTCGCCTGTTTGGTGCAGCCGGCTCAGTGTCTGCTGGAACTACTACTGCAGATAATCCTGCCTTTGATGGTCTGCAATTCTTGGTTCCAGATGACCCTACAGCAGCTGCTGGTAACGCTGGAGGCATTGACCCATCGGTGTACACATGGTGGCAGAATCAGGCTACAAATGCTACTGGTAAGTCTTTTGCTACCTATGGCATTAGCCAAATGCGCACGCTATTGAATAACTGCACGAATAACTTGAAGATGGACAGGCCGGATATTATCCTGTCTGGACAGACTCCTTATGAGTACTATGAGGATACCGTCCTTCCAGTGTATCGTGTGACTAATAATAAGTTGGCTGATATGGGCTTCGAGAATCTGCAGTTCAAGGGTACTCCGCTTCTGTGGTCTCCCTCGTGCGCAAATACTCGCATGTATATGCTGAACTCGAACTATATCAAGTTTGCATATGACCCTATGATGCTGCTGTCCATGACCTCATGGAAAGATATTCCGAATCAGGTGAATGACCGCGTTGCTCAGATTATCACTGCGTGTACCTTCAAGGTATCTCGTCGTCGGTGTCAGGGCGTGCTGTACAACATTGATACGGCTTGATGTTCTGCCACAAGTTTGTGGGGAAAGTTCGTAATCACTAGGAGAAGTGTCATGGCTGGAATTAAGCAAACATTTGTAACAAAGCTGACGGACGTAAATTCGACAGCGCAAGAGGTTCTTGGAACCCTCAGGTTTGAGGGTAACAAGGTTTATAAATACGTGGAGTTTAAGAATACTACGGCAACTGTTGCTGGGGCTGCAGGCTCGCTGGTTGGATATAATGCTGCTACGGGGTATCTGAACAATAAGGTTGTAGCTGACCTTACAGATGCTGATGCGGCGGTATTTCCCGCTGGGGTAACGCTAGCAGCCGTGACTGGCACTCTTGCAACATCATACTTTATCTGGATTCAGATTAAGGGTTATGTTGTTCTGGATACTGCCGTCACTAGTGGCGCTGCCGGTTCACCGTTCTATCTCACTACTACGGATAAGACTGGAGCAATTTGCTCTGCGGCAACGCAGGCGCCTGCTGGTATTAGTATGAATACTACTACCGGCGTATCACTTAACTGCAATTTCTAGGAGACTAAAACATGGCAGCATATGCAGCCACAGTTACGGCTCCTGATTTGAAGGCGAAGAAGTTAGCTGCGACAGGCCTCGGGATTCTCCGAGGTTCTGTTAATGTTACTAACTATAACTCAACGCTTGCAGAACTTACGGGCATAACAGGCAAATTTCGCAGCGCTCCGACAGTATTACTTGGCGGAGCTTCTACTAATGGTTACATTGTAGCTTGGGACACTACATCAAAGTCGGTTAAAGCATTCTATCCGACAAAGGCTATTACACCGGCTGGTACGGTAGCAGCTCCAGTGTTTACTGGAACCCCGAACCAAGCAGACCTTAACTTGGCTACGCCAGTATTCTCTGGCACGGGGCTAACCGCATCTGGGCAGAATATTACCACGACAGACAACCAGACTATGACTCTAAATCAGTGCGCTGGTATGTGGCTGATGGCTGCAACAGTTACGGCTCCGGCACTTGAGATTGTTAGCAACACTGCAGTAACAGGTGCTCCAGCAGTCTTCACTGTTAAGGGCGTAGCTGCTACCGATGCGGGAGCTTATAAAGTAGTTACAACACCAACAATTACTGGAACGAATAGCGCTCCAGCATTTACTGGCGGAGCCGTAGCTGCACAGGCGGCCACCGAAGTTGCTAATGATGTGAATGTAGGTACAGTGTCCTTTGTTGCTTTTGGGCCTGCACCATAGTCCATAACAAATTGTTACATAGGTGTTATAATGGGTACCTTGACATATACACAGTTACAGAATGAGGTACGCTTTGGCCTGGGCGGGAGGACTGATTTGGACTCTCGCCTTGGTTATATTATTAACCTAGCGCAGCAACGCCTTGCAAGAATTCATGACTATGACGAGATGGAGGTTATCAGCACCGCCGTCATATCTAATACATCTAGTACTAATGACAAATACCTGACGCTACCTGACAAGCGTGAGGTATTTTCCATTGTCCTGCTCGATGGAGCAAACTCAAGAAAGCTCGTGCAGAGGGCTCCGCAGTTCTGGGATAGACGTATTCCTATGCCGGAGTATTGGTCTAGAGATAGACCGCAGGATTATATTATCTGGGGTAACAATATAGAAATCTGGCCTTTGCCGAATGCTACTTACACACTGCGAGTTCGCTGGAGTAAGTGGCCAACAGACCTGTCGGCAGCTACGGATACATCGCAGTTTAATCAGAAGGATGAGATTCTTATTGAGCTTGCGCTCGTGTACGCGTATAATAGCCTTGGTAAGGAGGAGGATGCTGCAAAGCATAATGCCGCACTTGGAAGACTCATGCTTGAGGCGCAACAGAAGGATAATACGCATCCAGATTTGAATATAACTTCAAGTGCTGGAGATATACAAGTACAGGGATTCTCTGGAACTCCCTGGCTTGACCCGTTTATTAGAGGATAGGCATGAACTACGTTAATCATACGCCAACTACGTGGACAAGTATTCCAACCGGAGAACGCGCTATGGTAGTCTGGGATGCTGGTATTGAGACTCCAGTTTCTAGTACTCTTTGGGATGCTGGTGCAACGAATTGGATAGGCTAATATGAGTTCAGGAATTGATGCAACAAAGCCAACTGCTGGAACTGCGCTAACCTCGGACGTTAGAGCAAACTTTCTAGCTGCGAAGAATGAGATTGAAGCCTTACAGGCTGGGACGAGTATTATTGACGGAGTCGTAACAGATGCGAAGATAGGTAATAGAACTCCAGATGAGGCGACGACAGCAGTGTCTGGTGCTGGGACGCTTACGCAGATTTTAGGTTGGTTTGCTAATATAATCAAGGCCGGCTTTGGCGAGACACACTGGTATACAGTTCCTGGTACGACGCTAAAAAGTCATGTGGCAAATGTGAGTAATCCTCATGGTGTTACACTTGCGCAAGTTGGAATGACTAATGCGTTGATAGAGCCATACTCAGATGCTGGTGGAACTACATCTGCGTATACTGGTAGTTATACCATGATTGGAGCTGTGATTGGAGATGGCACAAGACTTCAATTAGATATTACGCCAGTTGGAACAAACGCAATAACTGCTCCAACATTTAATCCAAGTATCAACGGAACTCCACACGGCGCAAAGACAATTTATAAACTTAGTACTGCTGCCGTCGTAGCTATCGGTGTGGCCGAACTTCCAGTATATGCAGACCTTAGATACTCTACGGCTCTGACTGGCTGGGTTTTAATGAATCCAGTAAATCAGTCGGGACTGCATAATGAGTTTAGGTTAACATTAACTTCTGGGACTGCTGTTACAACAGCCGATGTTACAGGCGCCGCTACAGTATACTGTACACCCTATAAAGGGAATAGAATTAGCCTATATAGTGGCACAGGTTGGGATGAGTTCCACTCTGCAGAGTTCTCTTTAGCGCTTGGAACGCTCTCGTCTGGAAAGCCTTATGATATATTCTGCTATGCAAATGCCGGAGTTCCAACATTAGAATTTCTTGCGTGGACAAATGATACTACTAGGGCTACAGCATTAGTACTTCAAGATGGCACTTATGTTAAGTCTGGAGCAGCTACCCGCAGGTATCTCGGCACATTCTATACAACAGCAGCAACTACGACTGAAGA